CTATGAACTCAGCAGCTTCATCACGAAGTAAAACACCTTCTTTATGCTTCTGAGCTAACTCTAGGACACGCTCACCTAACGATAAGTTAAGCTGACGTAACGCTTGAGTTCTGTGGCGTATCTTCTGAAGTTCAACATGGTCATCTTTATAACGCTCAAGGATTTCAGTGATGTCTCCACCCGTTTCTTCCTTAAGTAGTTGTGCTTCTTCATTGGCTTTAGCTCTTGCACTGGTTAAAGTCTCAACACCCTCTGGGTTCATGTCAGCATCAGCTAGACGCTTATTTTCCCAGTGTGCCGATGTTGACTCTACAAACGCTTTGACATCATCAAGAGTCTCTAGGCGGTCTGTGTTAAAGGTAGTTTCACCTTCATACATGTGACGCCAATCTTCACCAACACCTGCTTCAGGTATATCTTCAGCGTTGTTTAGAGAATCAATGTCACCATCAATTGGTTCATCAATAGCGCCTCGTTGAGCGTTGGGGGACACATCCATGCCTGAACCATCGTCTAGGAGTTCACCCTGTATAGGCTCATCTCTAACAGCAGGAGTATCGGTAAGGGCATCTAGTTCTTCTGTAGCACTTGAGGGCAAGCTTTCACCATCTAAACGGGAAACCTCTACACCTTCAGGCGCTTCATCAGGAACTTGTCTAGATGCTTTAGGACCTAATACTTTGCTTAGGAAGTAACCTATACCAGTACCAGCCGCTAGACCTATACCAGCTTGTTTAGCTACCTCAGTGCCATCTACTTTAGAGAAGTCACCTTGGTTATCTATAGCTTGTCTAAAGGCACTATCAGCACCTGTGTAGACTGCACCTTCAACACCAGCAACTGCCGTAGCAGCTACTACTGGTTTAGACATGAAGCTTTTTAGAAGGTTAGCAGCACTGCCTTTCAGGGCCACTTTTTTCATGGCTTTAGCGAAGATACCAAACCCTGTGTACGTACTAGGGTCAGAGAGAATACCTTTAGCTGCTCTCCATGCATGACGCTTCTCGTAAGGAACATCATCATAGGTCTTCATGGTTCGTATAAGAGCCATCTGAGCTTCTTCAGGCCAATCACTTACTTGTGCTGCTGTGATACCTAACCGAGTAAAGTTCCATTGGACACTACCTGCAGCCTCCATAGCACCTTCAGTGAACTCGGTGTCTTCAGGGACGTAAGCCTCCTGTGCAGCAGCCATACCAGCTTGCATCTCATCAATGCCTAACTGCCTGTCTCCAACTATAGGACTACCTTGGATGGTAGACATGTACTCATCTGCACCCTTATTGGTATCCATGAAGTTAAGGAATGGCGCTAAGGTTTTAGCATCAGCCGTAAAGTCAGGGTCAACTAGATAGTCATCTTCTGTCTTACGTGCTAAACCTTCTGTAGTAAATCCTACAGGCTTAGGCGCTTTTACTTCAACCCCTTCAGGGGTTAGGCCTTCCGATGTGAATCCTTGGTTAACTTTGTTATCGACCATAATTATCGACTCCTATCGAAGTGTGCCTTGTTAGCTGAGTACCACACATGGAAGCCACCATAGCCTTCAGACATCTCATCTAAGATTTCCCATACAGGCATGTCTACACCATTAAATGGTTGTATCATCATTGGGTCTTCTAAGAGCATACGCTTTAGCTTTGCACCATCAGGAGTGAGGAATACAGCTTCTACGTTATCAATCTCGGCATCGTTTGAATAAAAGGACATCTCGTCTTCTGAGTTAGAAGCAGCAGTGGTTAGAGAACTTATGTAAACATCATGTTCTTTATTCTGTTGAACCATAAATTGGGAGGATTGCTTAATTACTGTTTCAGCTTGGGCAGCATATTGAGACAGTTCCGCTGGGGTAGGTCTGGACGGCTGTTGACCATCGCTACCTTGTGTATAGTGCTGTGAAATTAAGCGAGTGAAGGCTATATCGTATGAGCGTTCTAAGTCAGCCACACGTTTAGCGTTAGCAGGTGACTTGTAGTTAAAGCTGTTCTTCAACTCGTCCATCATGGTGCCTTTAAAGCCTTTCACTGTGACGCTGTGTAACAGTGGTGTGGCCTTCTCAGCAGTCTTCATCGCAGCAATAACCGCTGGTGCATCGTTAGGGTGTAAAGTTCCATCACCAATCATCTCTGAGATAGTGTTGTAGTTTATACCGAGGCCTTTGTTGTTATAGGTGTTAGAAGCTACCTTTAGCAATATTGCAGCTTTAACTGAAGAATGGCGGTCTCCATATTTGATGTCACCAGCACTTGCAACAGCATCACGCTGAGTATTAATAGTTGACATAGACACGCCCCTTGAAGTTAACTCAAGTACCATTTCAGGAGGTATAGCTGCATTAGGATTTTCACCAGTAAACTCATAGAAGTCATTCCAAGCACTTTGCTTTTCAGTGACATTAGCAGCAGCGTCTTCGCGCCCCTTTCTTGCTAACTCACGGTTGTGGTCAGCCTCAACTTCATCCTTAGCTTGCTCTAAAACAAGCTGTGCTTTGGCATTTACATGACCATTAGCACCTTTAGCGAACTTTAAGTTCTGAGCTAATAACAAATAGTCATAATCACCAGTAGCTCTGTACTTAGCTACTACGTTATCAAACATGTCACTGTTACCTTTTGAACGGTTCAGCCCACCTGTGTCATGCGCTAGTTGAACCATGTCATCCACTTGTGATGCCACCTGTCCAATCCCTAAATCACCTTGTTTCATACTCGACATGTAGGCAGAGATGTTTTCACCCATCTGTTCCTGCACATCAACACGCATACGCTGGTCAAGGAAAGAGCGGTGAGAAGAGCGCATGTTATGGTCAGCTTCATTAATGACATTCATAGCACCTGAAGTCATGTAGCGGTCACCTTGAAGTGCGTCAGCTAGTTCAGTCTTACGTTCAGCCATGAAACCAGCAAAGTCCATACCAGACTCATCTGAATTCATACGCCATTCGTTGTATTCACCTTCAACCTTAGTACGCCATTGGTTGGCATAAGAGCGACCACGGAGTTCTTTAAGATGCGCGATGACAGCAGGTGATTCCTGCACGTAAGCATCAAAGTTATGTAGGTCATTTGAATTGTTAAGAGAGTCACTAATGTGAAGGTTTTCAGCAGTTAACTTATCTTCAACCTTCTGCTTCTTATTCATATTACCTGATAGTCTCGCAAGACCATTCGCCATAGCAGGGTCGTATGCTTCAGGTCGGACGTAGAAGTCCCCTGCCGAAGCCGCAGGGCGTAGTGCTGTCACCTCGATGCCAGTATTAGTCGCCATTTTAATTCCTTAAGTATATATTTGACCATCGCCTACTTCATAGTAAGCATTACCAATTTCTAAACCTGTCGCTAGTAAACTAGGACCAGACTTGCTACGACCATCAGCTTGGACTCGCAAGCCCTCAAGTTCATATTGAGTTTGCTGAAGTTTGTATTCAAAGTTGGTGTCGATGTTGTTCTTGTTACGTGCTTCCACTGCTTTCTTGTCGCGTATAATGCGACCAACAATAGAACCACCCATTCCTTCCACTGAAGCCTCGTAGCCAGCTTGCGCCTCACGTGCTTTGATAGTGTCTTGAAATAGTTTGTCGGAAGATGCAGTATGTTCTTGCATAGTTGCTAAGGACTTCTGCGTGATTTGCTGCATGTAGTTATCACGTACTGCTTTGTTTTGTGCATTGGCTTGTTGCTCTTTCCCAACGTAGCCTGCTCCAGCACTGACAACCGCCATAGTCATGGGGTCACACATTTTGTTTCACCTTTACGAATTCATAGAATGGTTGTTTACCCACTCCAAATTCAGGAATGAGTTGAACAATTGTGAAGCCCATCCATTGAAGCCAGCGGATAGCTTTAGGATTCTCTGCATGGACATAGTTATATAGCAGTGAGTAATCTTCATGGATTACATCTAACCACTGCCGGCACTGGGATTGGAGTTGCCTAATGTGTTGATAGATACCGTCACTACCTAACATCCAAGGCACTCCTACAAAATCCTGGCCTGCGTTTACTACACCGAACATTAGGATAGCAACACCCTCTTCATCAACGGCTACCCATGCCTCATCTGAAGCATGGATTGATAAGGTCAAGGCCGTTATAGGCCCATAACCACACGAAGCTTTAAGCTCAAGTTTATCAGCGGCCCTCAAGCGAGGACCTAGCTTATTGCAATCATCAATGGTTGCTAAACGTACTGTAGCTACCATTAAATTCTCCGTGATTTCGTAGTGTAGTAACCTGTCCATTCAGCAGATTGGAAGGCACACGGGTAAGGTGTGTCGTTGCTAACTGTGATTTTTACTCGGTCATTCTTAGATACAAGAGGAAACTCAAAGGTTCCAGAGGTAAGGGTTAAATGGCCTAGGGTCAGAATACCTAATTTTGGTTCAGAAAAGTTATAGGTATATACCTGACCTTGTATTTCTGTAGTGACCTTGAACTTACCTGTGTTCTGATACAGAAGTTTGAATTGACGTAGCTGTAAGCGTCCAGAAGTATCCGTAACTTGACTACCGCCTGCCCCTGAACTTCTCTTGTACTGCGTTGAGAAGGTATAGGACATGTTGTAGGGGTAACCTACAAAGGATGCAGAATCAAAAGTAATTGTAGTTTGGTTAGCTGCTGGAGAAGAGCCAGAGGCTAGTCCATCTAGGTAAACCATCTCACCTCCACCTGTAATTTGAGGAGCTTCCTGTAGCTGCATCTTCTCCAATAAAATTACTGTCCCACGTTGAATAAGCCAATAGGCTGTGGACTCAATGACTGATAGATTTAAGATACGGGTAGCGTATGGAAATTCCCATCTAGACCAAGACATCTGCAAGGCCTGACCATCACGTCTAAGATACTTATAAACGTAACAAGAAGGTATAGCATGTACACCATCAGTTAACACAAAGAGCATGTCTTCGTTAGTATTAGATACCAAAGAAGTAGCATTACCTTTTATATAACGAGGGACGTTAAGCGTTGTATCAATGGCACTGTTACTTGCTGTATCTGCTTGTACGAAGAATTCTCGAACACCAGTGAAACCTTCTCGATTAGTGGCAAAGTACACATACTCACCAGCACCTACAGGTTCAGCCCGTAAGCTAGATTCATATTCTGTTGTCTGGTTAATAGATACAGTATCAGGGGTCAGAGAGTCACTAGCACTCAACATGAATTGAGTTTGGTCAGAGAACAATAGTAGAGTCTCATTATACGGAATTGCATGTCTAAGTATTGACACTTTGGAGTGGCTAACTGCTACATCAATAGGGTCAGTGGCTAAGACAGTGGTTACAGTCTCAGGGTAGAAGTCAAAGTAACTACCTGAACGACTGAAGATAACATTCTCATCAGCAATTACCCCTAAGCGGTTACGATGAAAGAATATATCGTTAAGTTTCTTACCGACAAAGGAAGGGTCTGGAGATGAAATATCATCACCTACAGAACGGCTAGTCCATGAGTTAGGCTCAAAGATAAATGTACCGTTAGCTTGTCGCGTTAACTTCCAAGGCATTGTAGCATTAGACAAAGTTGAGTCATGTCCTTCAGCTATAGTTTCTTTCCATAGACCTTCAGAACTATCTCCAGATTCATATTCAACATAGTAGTCATCAGCTTGAGAATTCTCTTCGCCAACTACCTTTATCTTTACGCCATTAAAGGCACGTCTAGGTAAGTCAGAGAATCTCTGTATAGAACCCTTGGCTCCAATTAATGCTTTGTTACCATAGGAATCTTCAGTACGTAGGGTGAAGTCACTACCGTCTGTACGTTGTATGCGAATAGCAGAGCCACTAAGAGTAATGGTATAACCAGACCCCAAGTTAGTCGTTAATTGAGAAGACAGTTGACTTGCGATATTGCTGGTCTTTAGGTCAGCCACTGCATCAACACTGGTGGTATAGGTTGCTTTTTGAACGTCATCAATAAACACCTTGTAGTCAGTCGCATAGTTACCTTGCTTACAATGGACTATAGCTTCAGGGTGCGCTGGTGTACTTGAGCTTGCTGTGACAGCAGTAGAAATAGATTTATTTAAAATAAATGTATAATCAGCAATTGTTACTGCCTTAAAGTCAGTCAATGGATTTCCAGTAGACAAGTAAGAGTAACCTTGTGGTACTGCAACTGTGTACTCAGTCCCATCAAATCCAAACACTCTTAGTGATGAATTGTCAGCTATGACAATATAACGCTCAGATACATCTCGGTTAATGGTGTGAATAAAATAGTTATCAGAGGCTGAGGCATTGGACACCAAAGTAGCTAAATGCTGGGTAGGTGGTCGCTTACGTAACCCACTGATAATTGAACTATATGCATTTACCTGTTCCTCTGCTTGAGAGTCCAGGCGAACACTAGGGGATTGTTGTGATACCCCGTTAGCGAGGTTAGGTATTGAGCTACTTACAAGTGCCATGTCTTACCTCATTAAGATTCGGGAAACGTCAGAGTTACCTGTCAGGATGTTATAGTCAGCATTCTCAGATTCCATAAGACGTAGCACTGTTAACGCTAGGTACTCATCTTCACGGTTCATACCATGTAGAGAGTCAGAGCCTAAGATACGGTCTTGTAAAATTCGGGTTGCTCGGAGTGCGATATAGTTACGCGCTGCCTCTGGAATTTCCTCAAAGGACAGTAGTAGAATTAGGTTACACATTCACAGAAACAGTGAAATGTAACCT